TGTATCAGAGCCTGCGCACTTCATGGCGTCGCACAACTGCATAGCAATATTAATCTGGTCCTGCAGCTGTTTAGCAGACGCAGCTAGAATAGCCTGTCGCTCTTGCAGAACCTTATTGATCTGCTGCTGTATTTCTAATTGTGCGCCTTCATCGGCCATAAGCTACTACACTCTCGTGCTACACCAACAGCATTAAGTATTATTCGCCGTAAGCTTTCTGAAGCAACTATAGACGCCAGATTCGTCCAGTAATCTTCTTGTAAGCTCTCGCTCGTGAACGCTTATTTTCTAGGAGGGGAATGACTTGATCAAAAGTCGTACTGTCGGACGACAGAGCCTCATATAAAGACCTAGAAGCATCAAGGACGTCCTTAGTAGCCTCGACAATTTCTTTTTTGCCTCTTAGTTTAACCTTCTTGGTGGCACCCAAGATATAGCTGGCGTATGCCGTCTCATCAATAGTATAATCACTCATAGTAGACCTCTCATATTAAATATCGTCTGCTATGTGAATCTTCTTAGCTTAGATGGGACTTGTGCACGATGACGACCCATTAGTGCTCTAGAATCAGGTGAATTGGCGTGAGCCGCCCGGGACGCACCTGTCTGCGCCTCGTTGGCAGCTTTCAATTCCTTCTGAAGTCTTTCAAGGAACCAGATGCGTTGCCACACTGGCAATCTATAGCCTTCTTCATACGTGAACCCCATGTAGTACATGAGTGTGAAGATGTGCTCTAGATAGATTTCCTTATCATTCGGAGTCAGGCCAAAAAAACGTGGCGCCCATTGGCAGGCGCACCTCCGATGATTCGAGACAATGCGGACAATCCATCCACTGTTTCATCTCGATACCCGGTTCGTTCTTGTCAATAAACTTTCTTAGCTCTAGCGAGTCTCGAGCAGGCATATTTCGAATGAAATGAGAAATCTTTGTCTTGTCATTGATATTGTTGACAGAAACGATAGAGTAATGAAGCCGCGTGGTAACAAAATTGTCAGATTTCATCCCCTGCTTTTTTCTTCTCTCCATCTGAACTGTGAGATTTGACTCATCCTGTCCAGTCAGAAACTTAAACTTCACTTCCTTCTTGGTAACAGGCAAACTAAACTCAAACAAGTTAGCTCCGGGAGAGACGGGCTCAAGCTCCAAGCGCTTAAGAGGGAGATCTGCTAGACTAAACTCTTGCTTTGATCTTTCACTACATGCAGGGCAATCAACTTCTGCATTATATTCTGATCCATAGCCGGTAATTCTAATTGCCGTCATGATTGCATTGCGATCACCCGTAAGCATAACATCGGGATCAATAGACTTATCTATAAGACACGACTTAATTAGAGCAGAGATAACCGTGCCCTTCTTGATCAGTGTTCTGGAAGTTAAAATATCTTCTTCCTTGGCTGTCATCGCCTTGATTTCAAGGGTCTCTTGGCCGGCCAAAGGTGAATCTCCAGGATAGACTGATCCGTTCGACGGAAGAGGAATGGATTCGACCGGAATTTCGAAGTCGAAGTCCTCCTTCATCACGTTCCTTGTCGTGAAACCTGCCTGTTGAGCTTCTGCGGCAGTAAACACCTCATTCCGGTTCTCTCTTGCTCTTGTTTCGTTGTCTGACACTCGACTAAGTCTCCTCAATGTGTTGTACGGTGCATTCACTGCACATCGTATAACTTTAAGTTATTCTGACTCTTTGTTAAATACAAAAAAGCCCGGTTTTTAACGCCGGGCTTTATAGCTTTTGATTAAGCTAGAGATTAGTATTGCAAGACGCAGTTATCGAAGCGAATTGAAAGTGAGATCTCTGTCATATCTTCAGCACCATAATCTAGATCTCCAAAGGTTGCGTTGGTTAGAAAGCAACCCTTGAGGTCCCAAAGCTCAACCACTGTCCCAACGGGATCTAGTAGCTTAAGCTGGCAATCGCGCTTATAGAAATCAGCATAACCAGCACGGCCTGAAACAGACTCGAAGTGGGTACGTACCCATTCCATAACCTGCTGGGCTCCCGATGGTGCGATTGGATCGTACAGGGTAACTGAGATTGCTTCGAACTTAGCCTTACCCGCCATATAGCGAGTAGAGTTCATGAAGGGAACCTCTTGCTCTGCAATTGTGATGTTTGGCCGTGCAGCGGTCTTCATCAAGAAGGAGTCAAGCCCCTCAATGGCGAAGACCCACCGAAACTTCCGTTTTGGCTCAAACTTGTTTGGTAGCATATCACTGACTTGAAGTGTCTCTGCCATTTTTGTTGTCTCCTAGTTTCCTTATTTACTAAGTATGTGTTAAACGAGATTAAATCTCGGCTCCTTGATTTGTAACAACAAAATCTAGAGAGATAAACTCCAAAGATCTCGTCGGCTGCAAGAATATCTTGCCACGGATTGTGTTGTTCTCAACATCAGCCTGTGTTGTGGTCGAGGTGTCGATTTGCACCTTGTATCTGTCCAGCCCTTGCTGAGTCTGAATCTGCTGCAACACTGGGTTTACGAGATTCGAGAATCTAGCGAGAGTATCAACTCGATTCGGCTCGAAAAGGAGGGTTTGTGCAATCTTCTTCACCTTGCGTCGAATGTCGATGAGAAGGCGTCTCACGTTCACTCGATCTAGTGCACTCTGCGCAGCCTGTAATGTTTTTTGTCCAAACACCACAACACCTGATGTGTGCGGGAATGACGTAATAGGATTAACGTCTGCTTCATAGAGGGCATCTAGATTGGCTCTCTTAAGCTTAACCTGTGATTCCAATACCGTACTAAGGGCTCCTCGAGTAAATCCCGCAGGAGCAAACCAGGGATGTGAAACAGAATCATTAAGCGAGAATGCACCCAGAACAGCAACAGTTGGTGGACACTGAACGTTTCCGCCTGTTGTGGGATCGTTGATCACGACATCTGGGAAGTAAGCAGCAGCAAATGAGGTATCCAGATTGCGACTCTCAAAGTTGTTCACCGTATGTGTCACATTGGTAAGCTGCTTCACAGATCCCGTTACCCAGTCGTTATTCTGATCCTTTTCTTCAATATCCATGAGAAGCATCGCATCAAAGCGGTTCTCTACCGAATCAATGGCGTAATCTGTAACGGCTGGATGCCTTAGACCTGGAATAGCGAGGAGCTGAATCTCTACGTCTGCCTTCTCTTCCATTACATCAATCGCCTTACGATACGATGAGATGGTTGAGCCCTTGACGCCACCTTGATTTGCAGCTTCGCCAAATTCGCGACGAGCAGCAACATCAGAGAGGGCCGACTTCTCCTTATCGAAGATATTGAGACCATCAAATCCGCCCTGCACGAATGTTGTGAACTTGAGATACTTCCTGGAGGGAAGATGATTAAAATCCTTAGCGGGATCTAGGTAACGAGTACAATCTGCATCGATGACGGTCCCATCAGGAAGGGTCATGTCATCAGCAGCACCGATTGCAGCACCTGCTCTTCGATAGTTTGCGGCGGCCCAACGATTTGCGACAGGGCGATCCGTTGAACCCGTAGAAACCTGAATTCTCTCTAGCGTAAACAAGTTGTTGTTGTATAGATCGCTATCAAGAACGGCTCCATTGGCCAGATTGGCTGCACCGTTATTGTCACTTACCCATGCATTGGCGATATCTTTTCTATGATCACCAAAGAACTTAGTGAAAGACGCGAGAGATGAATCAACAATTGAGTTTCTATTTCGCTCAAGAACTGAATCTGCCCTCTCAAACTGAACGCCCCATGCCAAATCAGGATTTGCGCGCTTCTTATTTCCCTGCCCTTGAGCCAAATTTACTCGATACGGAATGGGAGCCATCTTAACCTGTCGAACTTCAGCTAAAGTAACACCACTTCCCGAGATAAACTGACCATTTGGTGCAGGTTCCTGAAGCATTGTGGTACCGTCCAATGAGAGGTGTCCTGGTCCTCTAAATCCGACCGGGAGTGCTTTGTCAGGCAAAACTCCTCTTGAAACGTTTGTGTGAACCTGAACTCTCACATATCGTGAGCGATTAGTAAATGCCCCCTCAATCCTTAGCTTTTGAGCACCCGATCTCTGGTCAAAGTCATAGTAAGAGTAAAGATCGCCAATACGTCGAGCGATATAGTTTTCTGATGAGCGGTCTAGATTTACCCCTCGGTATGACTCCAGAACTCTAGGATCAGAATCTGAATCGTAGAAGTCTCTGATTACAACATCGAACTTTCCAAAATCATTGTTCTGATTGCTGCTAGCCGCGATGTTCTCGATCGTAATCTTGAATAGATCGTTTGCGCGAGCTCCATCATCAAGAGCATGAATCTTAAATAAGTTCTTGGCACCCGCGCCGAAGTCCTGTGAAATAAACCATGGGGATCGAGCTGTTCGAAACCTCTCCTGGAAATCTTCGTAATTTGGCTGGGTTGCTGTTCCTGCATTACGACCCTTGGCACCAGCAAGAACAAATGCAGCCTCTTCTAGCGATGCGCCTTCGTGACCGTGTTCACCAACCTGGCTACCACTGACTATCGCTAAGGCAGGATGTATATCCCAATGAGCATATAGATAATGACCGGCCTGGCGAATCTTTGTTGGATCTGTGTTTAGAACCTTTGACAAGTAGCTAGGAGATGCTGGATCCAGTGATGCCTTAATCTTATTGGGATATAGAGATGTATTCTTGTGGCCATTTAAGAAGATCTCAATGGCCTGCTTGCCGTTTGCAGTATTGACAGTACCATGAGGAGCACCCGCAGTCATCTCAATTGTTCCGACCTTATCAGAAACGGGTGGCTCAGTCTCATCGATCGCGGTGCCGGCATAGGATGATGAAAGTGCCATAACGACACCATCTGCAGTGATTACAGCAGCTCGAAGAATCGGCTTTGCGGCTCCACCTGCACCACCGGAAAAGTCTGAGTGCACTGAAACTGTTGCCAGGTTCTCCGTAGAAGTTGTATTACCGCCCTGGCCGGTTGTTGCCTGTGTAAGTGTGATATCACATGTTCCATTCGCTTCGGCGGGAACCGCGCTTACTGTAATCTTACTATTGTGGCCTCGGGCATGCTCAATAGCAGCCTTCAATAATACTAAAAAGCCTTGCTGCTTGGTAGCATTTGGGACACCGACTGCAATAGCTCTTGTAGCTGAAGCATCAACAACTGGGGCAACGCCTCCGCCAAGATTACCTACATTATGAGTTACAGCAGCCAAGTGGGCTAAATTGTTACCAGCACCATCGGTTAATGAAACAATATACTCAACCTTTGTTCCATCTGCGCTAATTAGTGTAATTTTCTGACCAGCTGTAAGACCGTGGGCCTCATCACCATCTGCACCCCGAATTGTAGCTGTTGCTGCAACGCTAGCAGCATCTGAGATTCCGGCATCTGCCAAGAACCCTGATGCGTTGGCATCCACCATGAGCGATCCCAGGAAATTCATACGTCCTAGCGGTTGAGGTCGATCGGCATCGTCGTCGAAAGCGGCATCAGAATTGGCATTTATCCACTTGACGGCATACGGATTGTCGGCTGCCATCGTCAAAAGCTTCTGTCTAGTATCTCCAATAAGACCGCTATCTTTGACTAGCCTCTCTCCTGCAACAAATCCTGCATTAGCTACAATACCCGTTGTAGCATCTCGCTGCGCACCATCACCGACACCTAGAACCCTAACGTATGTTCCTGCTCGAGCATTACGCATCCACTCGTTCATGGCGAGAGGTCCAAACTTCTCGCCATCGGTAGCACCGAACTCTGCGACAAAGTCTTGGTATGTGGCAACCGTAATTGGAACGAAGGCTCGTCCCTTGAGTGCGGTTCCAATAATTCCGGCCGGCGTTCCCTGAGGGCCAAAAGCGGTTGGACCGCTTAAGTCAATCTCCCTAGTACTAACGCCTGGGCTCTTAAATGTTAGCTCAGCCATTCTGTCTTGCTCCTAACTGTGCAAAATGTCTCTTATTATACATATCCATTACTCAAACGAAACTCCGCTATTCGTAACGATGAAATCGATAGCAATAAACTCAACCGCGCGGGTTGGCACCAGCACAATTCTACCGTTCATCCTGTTTGATTCCCTATCAGCCTCTGTGTTGTTTGTATTGTCACAAACAACGCTAAACTTTTCAACACCCGCCTGAGCTTGAATCAAGGTAAGCAGGGGTGTAATCTGGTTAATAAACCGCTGTCTAGTTGCGTCGTTGTTTTGCTCAAATAACAGCTTAGTCGCAACACCTGAGACCAGTCTCTTAACTTCCAAAAGAAGTCGTCTGACATTGACCCGATCGAGGGCTGACTTTGCAACCTGTAATGTCTTCTGCCCAAAGATCACGAATCCTCCCGTCGGGAAAACAGCAATCGGATTGATTCTAGAATCATACAGTAAGTCTCTATCAGCGGCATTGAGCCTCACATCAACATTCGAGACTGTCTCCAAAGCGCCTCTGTTGAATCCTGCTGGTGCAAACCACGGATAAGCCACCTTGTCGTTAAACGCAAGAGCTCCGATTGCTGCAACAGATGCTGGAACCAGAACGGTTTCGTTGTTTAGTGAATCGTGCAAGTGAACATCTGGGAAGTACGTTGCGGCATAGTTGTTATCTAGTGCTCGCGAATCAAGCTGCTCGGCGGTTTCCTGAACGTCAACCTTTGCTACCGAGTCGTCAAACAAGCGTGTTCCGCCCGAAGCATACTTGATCACATCCATTAGATAGATAGCCATGCTGTAGCTCTTTACAGCCTCTAGCGCATGATCGCTAATAAATGCATCTCTCATTCCCGGGACGGCCAAGATATTCACTCTGGATGCCATCGGATTAGTGATGATAGAAATTGCTTCCTTGAAAGAAGCAACAACGTTGTTCTTTACACCCTTACCGGCAACATGCGTCTTTATTCCGATATCGGGAGTGGCGTCTGTTGCCTTACCACCCGTATCCGACGAAGATGCGCGATCGTTCATTAGGCGATTATCCCTGTCAAGGAAGTTGACACCGTCATATCCGCCGTAGAACATCGTTGAAAACTTCGCGTACTCCGTGAATCGATTAAAGTAAGACGAACTAGCATGATTAGCTAGTGCTGCGAACGTTAAGCGATCCTTGCCTGGAGCGCCTCCGGCACCAGGATCCCTGATCGTATAGTATGTTGCATCAAGTACGCCATTTCTAACGTATGCAGCATCAAGCATGTGCTCTTTAGCAGTACCAGTAAGCTCTGTAAGTTCTTGCCCAATTGAACCTGAGTTAACTTCATTAGCGAGAGCAACTCGAGCCATTGTGAACTTATTATTGTTGAAAAGGTCAGCTCCCGAGCCTGTAACTAGTGTATCTAGCTTTGAGATTCCCTGGAACTTACTGTATGCTGCAACCAGAGGGTTAGGTAAGCTTCCAATATTGGGATTCATGACTGCTGAAGTCACAGAACCCTGATCAGCGCTTGATGAAACGGGCATCCTTTCGAACTTAACACCCCAGTATAATCTAGAATCAGATCGCTCATTGTCTCCTCGGAGACCAATCCATGTTGGTG